GTCAAAAATTGGTAAAAACGTTCTGGCTTCGAGGGAGTATAAATACACGTCCGAGGCCTAAAATGCGTTGTAGGCCCGTTTTTGGGCCTTACAGAGCATTTGTGCATGTTGTACAAAAGATGGCTTGACTTTCGTGCATTTTTCTGGTATATATTAATTGAGGCTGCAGCACAAGGTCACCGGGTATGTCCCCGGGTGCAGGGATCGACCGTCCCGTAAATGCAGCCTCTACTATACTATATAGGAGTTAATCTCTATGAACGTAGCTGCCAAAGCGACCGAGAGCGCAAGCCCCGTTACCTATCAGTATGTCAAGACTCTCGCCACGACTGAGGATAAGGTCACGATCATACAGGAGACCGGTACCGAAGTCACGACAAGGACCTTTGATTTTGGCTATTCCATTACCATTACGAAGTAAAGGAGGTTTGTGCTATGGACCAGATCATGCAGTACATTGCGCAGCTCGGTTTTCCGATCGTGGCCTTTCTGCTCATGTGGAGCGAGCTCGGTAAAGAGCGCGAGGCCCATGATAATGAGATGGCGAAACTTGCAGCAGTAATCAGCAATAATACGCAGGCCCTCATCCATTTGACGGACAAGCTCGAGGGCACTGTACAGGAGGGTAAACACTAATGACTATTGACGAGCGCCTGCAGTTTATCCGCGCAGGCTATTCAGCACAGGATATCGCGCGATTTGAGGAGGCCGAGCGCTTTGCCGGCTCCGATCCTGATCCTGCACCTGATCCCGATCCGGCTCCTGATCCGGCACCGGCTCCCGATCCTGCACCGGCTCCAGCTCCGGACCCTGTCCCGGCGTGGGCAGCAGCTCTGGAGAAAAGCATAAACGAGCTAAACAAGACCGTACAGTATCAGAACACGCATTTTCTCGACATGGGCCCGGAGCCGGACCCGATCAACGAGGGCGATGAAGCTCTCAAAAACTACATGAATGGAGGTAAAAAGAAGAAATGAGTGTAAACACTATGTCCTTTCAGGACTCCGCAGCAGTACTAAACTCTCTGGTCCAGCAGGCTACCGGTCAGGCAGCTCAGGCCCCTGTCGATCTGTCTCAGTATATCAGCGTAGGTCAGAAGCTCCTGCGGACCGGCTACGATCCTCTCAACATCGGTCTGTCTCAGATGGTCAGCCGAACGATCTTCGCGTATCGTCCTTACGATGGCGCTCTCGCAAGCCTCGATCGCGACTCCAACGAGTGGGGCGCGATCACTCGCAAGGTCTCCGCTATTAATCAGCCTGTGGAGTCCAGCAAGGTTTATAACCTGACCGAGGGCTCTCACGATCCGGACATGTTCGACGTCCGCAAGCCGAAGGTCTATCAGACGAACTTCTACGGCTTCGATGTGTGGACCGATCACGTCTCGGTCACGAGGCAGGCGCTCAAGAACGCAGTGCAGAATCCCGGCGATATGGGCCGGCTGATCGACCTGATCCTCGGCACGAAAGCTAACGAGATGGAGCTCTCCCGAGTAGCTTTCAGACGCGCCACGATCGCCAACATGATCGGCGCTATCAACGCTATGAACAATGCAAATCAGGTCCGGCACTTGCTCACCGAGTACAACACCGCGACCGGTCAGAGCTTGACGAAAGCGCAGCTCCGTCAGGGTGAGAATTATCCGAATTTCATTCGCTGGGCCTATAGTCAGATCGCGAGAGTCTCCGACATGCTGACCGAGGCCTCCGGCGCTTACCATCTCAATCCGACCGAAGGCACGATTCTCAGACATACTCCAAAGGACATGCAGCGCCTGTATATCTACTCCGGCGCTTTGCATGAGGTCGACGCGCAAGTCCTTTCCGTCACCTTCAACGCTGACAAGGTCTCCAGCAAGCTGCCGGCAGTGACCGAGCGTCTCAACTTCTTCCAGTCGATCGACGCTCCCGACTCCGTCAACGTCACGCCGGCCTACATCGGCGCAAACGGCAACGTCGTGGATAACGCGACCGCTCAGGAGGTAACCGATATCTTCGCGCTCCTCGCCGATCGTGACGCGATGGGCGTGAACTTCTACGATCAGTCTGTCGATGTCAGTCCCTACGAGGCAGCCGGTAAGTATTACAACTACTGGTATCATGACTCGCACAGATACTACAACGACGTCACTGAAAACGCCGTCCTGTTTCTCCTCGACTGATCGACAGTGCAATAAAGGCCCGGTATATCCGGGCCTCTTTTTATAGGAGCTGATAATATGCAGATAAAATTTTACGAGCAATTCATGAAACAGGCTGACTCGTTCAAGGTCCCGGGCGCGGACTATCCGGAACAGTTGCAGCCGGTATACGACGGCGAGATCAAGGGAGACTTTTCTCCTCTTGCTCCTGTTGTCTGTTTCCGGACCATCCCCGCAACAGAGCAGCCGAAATGTACATATTGTTATATTGGCGTATTCCGTAGATATTATTTTATGTCGTGGGCTTTCGTTTCTGGATTCTGGGAGGCCTCGCTCACTTGTGATGTGCTGGGCAGTTTTCGTGAAGAAGTTCTCGCAACGACGCAGTATGTTAAACGTAGCGCGAGCGACTCTGACGGTCTTATATCAGACGCAGCTAATTATCCGAGTGCTGTCGCTCATGGCGGCTCGATAACCTATGCAGATCAGGCTAATATCTGGGGCGTTGACTTTGAACAGGGAACTATTGTAATAAGCGTTGTCAATAACAGCGAGGGCGGTAATATCGGCGCTTGTACTTATTATGCTATGACATATCTTGCGTTTAGGGCTCTTATGCTGGCGCTGTTGCGCTCGCCTGACTGGATGGAAATAGATACGGGCGAAATTAGTTCCGAACTGCAAAAAGCTCTCATTAATCCCATGCAATATGTGACAAGCTGTATATGGCTCCCTATTGCTTCAAGCAGATTTGTTTTTTCTGGTGACGAGAGTGACCGTGTAACATCTATAAAATTTGGTTGGTGGACGTTTAATTTACAAACAACTATTAGAATTTTGCACGACCCCTTTGGTGAATATGATTCGTGGGCCAGAACAGTAGTATTTAATTTTACCGACCACCCTCAAGCCGATAGGGGCGAGTGGTTAAATCTTGCACCGTATACGCGCCGAACATTGGACATTCCCCCATTTGGCACTATTGATTTAGACACTACAGATTTAACTGGATTTAGCGCGGTCAGTATGCGCATTTTCATACAAGCATACACAGGCGATGCTTTGCTCTATGTTTACGCAGGCGATTACACAACAGACCCAAACAACGCCAAAATTATTATGTCCCTGTCTGGTTCTGTTGGTATTCCTCTCCCTGTTGGCCAAATTCGCATGGATGCAAGCAAGTTTAAATCTGCTCTCATTGGTGGTGCCGTAGTAAGCGCTGCTGACTGGTTAGGAGGTGAATGATCGATGCCGGCAAGAGGACATAGTAGAGCAACAACAAACACCGCAGTACAAGCAGCAGCCGATATTATGTTTGGCGAAGGTGGGGCGTTGTCTGTTTTAGACCCCCAAACGCTTTCAGAACGTGCGGTTAATACTGTAGTTGAAAAAACCACCATTATTACTCAACAGGCAAAAGAAAATCTCCGAGAGCCGATAAACGAACTACTTGGAACTGTAGGAAGAATTGCAAGCAAGGTTGCACCAACAGCCCTTGCCGCGTCTGCGTCTGTGCAATATCTTGGCGGCACTCCTTCTTTCGCTTCATATCTCCAGCCGTGGAACTTGCGCAGTAAATATTTGTTTATCGGCGCAGACCGTTCAAGTATAATCGGTTATCCGCTGGAGCGTTATCGCCAGCTTTCCTCTCTGCGTGGTTTTGTAATGTGTGAAAACGTGCGTCTTGTAATTCCGGGAACAGCGAATGCAAGCGGAGCGACTCTGGAGGAGCAGCAGCTCATAAAGCAGTACTTAGAGGCCGGGTGTTTCATCGAATGATTGGCAATTGGAATAACGGAGAAGCTCTGCAAGCGCTGACTGAAGAACAGCGCCAGCATAATGCTCGTGTGATTTGGGGATACTTCCAGTCTCGTGGATGGACTCTCGAATCTGTTTCCGGAATGCTGGGCAATATCCATTATGAAAGCGGTATCAATCCGGGCCAGTGGCAAACCGGGCATATTATCGAGAACCCGGCTTATCCGAATGATACAGGCTTTGGTCTTGTGCAGTGGACCCCTTGGCAAAAATATGCAGAGTGGGCCGGAGGCAATATACACGGGAACTATAATAAACAGCTTGACCGCATTCAGTATGAGCTGGACAATGGTATCCAATGGATAGCAAAGCCTCAGTACGGCAACATGAGCTTTTACGACTTCACACAGTCCACGCAAACTCCGTCCTATTTAGCCGAGGTCTTTGAGTATTCATATGAGCGAGGAACATGGGCCGATATTCGTTCAACTTATGCAAATCAATGGTACGAATACCTTGGAGGAGCTGGGCCTTTAAGCTCCCGGCCTCCTATCTGGTTACTATTCAAAATGAAAGAGAGGTTTTCATGATGGATATTCCTATCGGATTTAGAGCACACAATCTCGCGACAGCTCGACAGAGTCCGTCAGGAGTGCAGACAGTAGACAACGAAACTGCGTGGTACTATGCCCGGTATCTTATGAAACGAGCAATCTCTGCAGTCGAGCTCACGATCCCGGAGGAATGGGATTCGGACTATGTGCAGTATACGCTCTTTGGGCGCGGTTTTGGATGCGTGATTGATGTTCCCGGCTTTGGCGTGATCTTTCAAGGCTGCAGCCTCTACGGAAGAAACGTATACTATCAGCCCACGAGAGCTATGACTGCGAATCCTCTGTTTACCGCTCCGGCACAGGGCTGGATCATCGGCAAGAATTGCGAAATCGTCAAGCTGCAGCCGGACTTTTCCAGTGTGCTCGACATCGTCTGGACATATGCAGCAAGGCTCGCTTTGGCGTATGAGGCTTGGCAAATGAACTGCCAAAACTCAAAGCTCGCCTACATCATCGGCGCAGACAGCAAATCACAGGCTGCGAGCTTTGAGAAGCTCTTTGATAAGATTCAGTCCGGCGTGCCGGCAGTCGCGGTCGGCAACAATCTATACAGTAAAGACGGCAAGCCCCTCTGGCAGGCTTTCTCGACCGATCTCCGACAGAACTACATAGCGCCGGAGATATCCGGAGACATGCGCTCGATCATGTCCGAGTTTGACTCGTTCGTCGGAATCCCGAGCAATCCGAACAGCAGTAAGAAAGAGAGGCAAATCGTGGATGAGGTCAACGCGAATAACGTGGAGACGGATACTTTAATCGATCTGTTCGTCAGGACCCTAAACACCGGCTTTGACAAGGTCAACAAACACTTCGGCCTGAGCTGCAGCGCAGCGAAAAAATACCCTCTCAACATGTCCGGCGATGCCGGCAGCGAGGAGGACGTGGAGGAGGATCAGTAGTATGTTTGCCAGTTTGTCTATATACGGCCTCTGGGCCTATAACAGCGACGTTTTCGATAATCTGGTACTCCCGACCGGTCTGGACCGAGACGGCGTTATAACGCAAATTTTGACCGATTGCAGCGATTTCGCTCTGCTTTACCCTAACTACGATTTTATGAAGATGCTTATAGGAGTCTGGTCACAGAAGGAGCAGAAAATCTGGGAGAACCTTTACCTGAGCGAGAACATAGAGTACAATCCGATCGAGAACTACGACCGGCACGAGACTCTCACAAGAAACGTCAGCAGCCGGGCTGAGGGCAGGAACCAGAGCAGCAGCACGAGCACCGGCAGCAGCTCCTCGCACAGCGAGGCCGGCAAGACTGCATACGACAGCGATACTATTAAAAATGTAAGCGCTGCCAACGGCGCCGACCAGAGCGCGAGCACAAGCTCCGGCAGCGAGTCCGGCGAGAACAGCTCGAGCGGAGTCGAGACCGTCACGAACCACACGCATGGTAATATCGGCGTAACAACCGCACAACAGATGATCGAGGGCTTTCGCGAGGTCTCGAAGTTCTGCACTTACGATTATATTGTGCAGTCGTTCAAGGACCGCTTTTGTGTGCAAGTATATTAAATAGGAGGGATCAACATGCTTACACTTGATATGTTCCCCGGCACCGATCTCAACGATCTCAACTTGGATTGGATCATTCAGAAGCTCGTGGAGCTGGAGCAGCGAGTCAGCGAGCTCGAGAATCAGGGAGGTAACTGATATGGCACTGCCAAATAAACCGCTCTTTCCCGGTACCAATCTGCAGGACTTAAACTTGGATTGGCTCATCGGCAAAATGAAGCAGCTCGACGATGATTTTAGGAAATGGCCTCACTCCCCGAAGATCATCGGAGGCGTCTGGTATGTATGGAATGAGGAAGATGAGGACTACGTCAGCACCGGCGTGAGCGCTACCGGCGAGACCGGTCCCGCTGGGCCTGCCGGCCCTCGAGGAGCTGCCGGTCCTGCCGGCCCCGTAGGGCCTGCAGGAGCTCCCGGCGAGCCCGGCCCCGTAGGACCTCAGGGACCGATTGGTCCTCAGGGAGTCCCCGGACCGTCTGGCATGGCTGCTTTTTTCGTGGCGACCTACGACCCAGTAAACGGTAACTCAACGGACGGCGACGAGATAGCGCAAGCAATCACCGAGGGAAAATATGTTTGCGCTGTGTATTCGGATATAACACCGCATGGTGTTTACTACCCACTCGCCAATATTTATGGTATTCGTGACGGAAGCGGTCAATATACGTCGTATGTATTCGCACGTCTTGAAGTTGATGCTTCCAATAATAAGACAATTATTAAACTTACTTGCAAAAAGTATGTGCTCACGGACACGACAGAATGGTCAAGGGAAACTCTGCCAGTCGAACTTGCCGACGATGTTCTGGAACCGATTGAAGCGGATATAGCTGATTTAAAGAGCGCTATCAACGAAGTAAGGGAATCTACCAACTTCTTCCCGCCTTCATACGTAATTGAGAACAAAAAGACCGCTGTTAATGGAAGTGTGTCCAACAACACCAATTATTGCACTACATTTGATTTTACGTTTTCGGATTTTGTAAATATTGTATCGCCTGACGGTATTACCGTTACTTGCGTTGACATAAGCAACGGCACTGAATTGTCTGGGAACCCTCTTATAGTTCCTCCAAACCGCAGATGCGCGCTTAATTTCACGAAAAGCACAGGCGCTTTCAACAGGGTAGATTTTGATTCAATAGTATTCAGCGCGAGTGAATGGTGCGTGGACGCATTCAATAAAACCGCCGTTTATAATGTTGATAAAAGCGGACGGCTCGAAGCATGGAGCGCAGCCCCCCTAAATTATGAGCGCAGTCGATCGTATAATTACATACTTGATGGGGATAGGCTTGGGTTTGTGCATAATTCTGGTTCTGTATCGAATTGTGTATCAAAAATTTTACATGCAAGTGTAGATTTAATTATCACTTGCTCACGCGCTTTCAATATATACGCAAATAACACACTGATTGCCTGCACGGCTGGGACTCTTTATAGCATTTCAAGAGGGACTGATTTTGTGGTGTCATCCCTAGTAAGACCCAGAGATGTTCTAATTTTAAGTAAAAATAGAAGTCTTGCTTATAATGAAATTGGCAATCAAGCACTACTGACAGGAATAGACCGTCAAACTGACAGCGCTTTTATTACTCCGTTAGGAAAAATTGTGACGATTGCAAAAACAACTGGTGATATTACTGTAATAAAAAATGGTGCTGTGATTCAAACAGGAAATATCGGTTCTAATGTTGGACATGCTAATTCATGCAATTTTATAGCCGAAACAAATACCCTATATGTTTCAACATGGGACGATGGAAAAACGATTGCTTGTTTTACTCTGACAGAGGATGATGCGTCTGTAACCCTTACCTATACAAGAGATATTATAATAACTAACGCATTAAATGTTACGGGGTGTGAATATTTTGTATGTGATAGTGCAGAAAAAGAAATAATTGGGCTTGGTTGGATGTACCAGTACAACAAGCCCACTAATGAAGCACAAAATGCCCTATATGTCACGATATACACGAAAATAAACGGCACTTATGAAATTACAAAACGTTTCACGGCTTTTGCACCGGGCGAACTACAAGGCATGACTTTCGACCCTTATGAAAGATGTATATACTATTTGGCTGGCAATGTTACAGGTTATAATCACCATTCAATAAACGCAATATATCTTGATGGGTATAGCACAGAAATTTTGGCACAAACCGGGTCGATTGGGCGAGTAGAAACGGAGGCTATTATTCCTCTAACTGGGTGCTCAAATTTCCTCGTGATTACAAATAACGGTGATATGTTTATTTGCAGTCTTAACGAGCATTAAAGGACATTTTAAGTTAATACACACAGTAATAAAAAAGAGGCCCGGCAGGATCTGGATCCTGCCGGGCCTTACCCCGTTTTGATTACTCGACGTAATCACAGTCGAGCTCACAGCTCACGAAGTCCTTGCCGGACTTAGTCTTGCCGTGGATGAGGATGATAGCAAAGGGATCGTCCCCCATGATATCCACGATATCTGTAAACTCGCGGATAAACGTGGCGCTGACAGTGGAGTACTTCACGCCGGCCTTGTCAATGAAGCTGAGGACCACGTTGTCCTTAATGGTTCCGTCCTTCTGCTCCTTGGGATCATTGTACAGGCCCCATTTCGCGACGGGTACGGACATGCCGTCAGGCGCGGTCTGGACCATCTCGGACTTAGTCTTGGTCAGGCGGTAAACTTCGCGCTTGTCGTTACGATTCACGTTCGTTCTGATAATTTCCATTGTATTCACCTTTCTCCCCGTTATGCCGATAGGACAGCAATATTAGATTGATTAAATCTCCGAGATGATCGGCGGCCAGAGTGAGGAGTTTTGCAGCTTGTTTAGCTCGTAGGCCGGGAATGCGGTACCGTATCCGTACTTGATTATCAGGATCACGACCGCGCCGGACTCGTAGCGCTTTACTATACGATCTCCGCATTCATAGAGATGATCGCTCTTGAGGAGAACCTTCTGCGAGTCTCTCCCGAAGATGATCACAGCGTCGTACCAGTAAACCGGAGTTTCCATAGCGCCCTCCTCAGTACTGTCGCAGAGATAACCGGAAAAGAAAACCGGATTCTGTGCGTGCAAGTAAAACGGATAGTTACGAACTGCAGCGATGATAAAATCGCCTCCGTCGTAAATCTTAAGCAGCTCCGAGTCACCGAAGCACATGCTTTGGTAATCGCCGGGGATTGTCCACAATTCCCCATCATACCATGACTTGTCGAGCTTAAAGAATGATTGAGCCATGATCGCGCCTCCTGTTTGATATTTTTATGCTCGGGGATTATAGTATATCAAATCAAGTCTTTTTTCACAATTGGCAATTTAACCAATTTTTATGCGCGAGAGTTAGCATTTGTGCAGAGTCCTCGAGAAGCGCGGAATAATCATCCGTCAGGCTCATTTTGTAAGTCGTCGGCCTTAGGACAATATTTTTCGTAATGTTCACGCGCCTGCCGTCCACGATCCTCCATCCTAAGTTCTCATCGTTGTAAACGGCTTCGAGCTTGCTGATATCGCTCCAAACAAAGCCGGGCTTAAAAGCCGGCAGGCCTCCCTTGTAGAGCAGCTCCTCCGCGCCGGATCGCTTGGGGACTCCGGCTACTGTAATATGAGGACCGTCGCGCCGGGTGCTATAGGCGTACTTCTTGGCTCCCCACGTCCGGAAGTCCAGATAGAAATCATCATCCTCAAAGACTCCCATATAATGCCGGATTCCCTTGGGATCATCCGCATAGCAGCCGGCCTCCTCGGCCTCGGCCCTCGCTGCAGTGTTGAAGGGAGCAAAGTCAGCCTTGCCTACATACTTGACGGAGTCGGTATCGCAGTATACTACCTGATCCTTTCCGGCTATGGAAATTCCGGTTTGTAACTGCGCTCTCGCGTGACTCGTGCACCAGACCCCCCATTGATACAGTTTATACGGGCGTTTGCCGGCGATCTGCAGGATATCCTCCGGAGTCTTGCTGTCATCGTCCTCAAAGAGTCCGCCTGCGTACAGGATGCGGACCCGCAGCGGATTCATAACGAAGTCTCCATAGATGCTGTTCAACAGGTTCTTAGCTTTCATGTAGTAGAGCTCCTGTCCCTTCACGCCTTTGAGCTCTGTCTTTTGCCGGTAGTACTTCTTATTGAGCTCGCGCAGCTCCGTAGGGAGGTAATCATACCACGATGTATAGAGATCAAGTATCTCCATGCTGAAACAGTACTGCTCCTCTATGATCTTCAAGTCGATATCCGTAATCACAAGCTCACACTCCCGGCAGCTCAGGAGCCTCCCGTTATCCAGCCGGGCTCCGTCCGGGTATCGGATGCACTTGGCGAGCGGTATGTAGGGGATCGGCTCGAAAGGATCACGCAGCTCGAGAAGCCGGAGCCGGCAGTGGATCAGGCACGCAGCTCCATGATCCATGTAGTAAGCGAGGCCGGCCTCGCTCAGGCGCTCACGCTTCTGAAAGCGAGACATGGGATACTTCCTCAAACACTCCTGAGTCGGGTAGCTGGAGCTGATATCCACGCTGCTCACATTATGCAGAAGCTCCCCGGCGTAGAATCTCGAAGCGTGCGTATTGCCTCCCCTAAAGGCAGCTCGCAGCAGCTTGAAACAGTCATAATCAGGCCACATGTGTTTTAAGATCGCGTAGTGCTCCCCCATAGAGGCCTTAGCTTCGCGCCTGACGTAGCCTGTACTCGTGTAAGGAATTGTATAAACTGTATCCTTAAAGAGGCTCATAATCGCTCTAATTGCCTTACAGAGGCCCCATACATCATAGAGGCAATACAGGAGCTCTTTTCGAGTCAGGGGAGTATCTGAAAAGCGCCGGCTCTCATAGTCAAAAGTACCCTCTTTCTTATGGTAGGCCGGGCAGTACTTCTGAGTAGCCTCACCAAGACTCATGTTAAAGAGTTTGTAGCTGCAGCGGAACTCGAAGGCCTGATACATCTTAAAGTACAGGATCGAGCGACCCTCGAGGATAAAGACCTCGCTGTCCTTAAAGGGATAGACGCCGGAGCAAAACTGGAACTCATAGCTCGCGTTGTGGATATAGCACAGGAGCCGGAGGCCCTGTAGGCGCTGCTTTACCGCAAAGAGGCAGTGCTGGAACTCATGCCACGTCCGGCCCATCACCACAAAGTCCGAGCCTTCTGGAAAGTCTATACAGAACTGCCAAACGTACATTATCGACTGCTCGTACTCCACGAGCCTCGTGGTCTCAATATCAAAGGCCCCGATCGCGTCAGCGTAGGCAGCGCCTCGGGTGCTGCAGTCGCGCGGAGCCGGCTTAAAGGCCAGCTCCGCATATGGGGCTTTCTTTTCCCAGTAAACCATTATTTCCTCCGGCTCCTGCGTCTTGGCTTGCGCTCCGGAGAGGGCAGCAGCTCTTTGTACTCCTCGTACAGTTCCTTCCAGCGCTCTGAGTCGGCCCGGCCCTCCTGCACACTTGTCTTGAAAATCTCCATGAGCACTGAGCCCTCCATGTACGGCAGGCCGAGCAGCTTGGAGGCCCTGAGCCATTTTCGGAAGCGGTCCCATTGACCGAGGTTTTTCATGGTCAGAAAGTCGAGACCCTTCTCGTGCAGATCATCGAGCAGCTCCTCGTATGCCTCTTTCCTGCCGGAGATCGAATAGGTCGGGCTGTTTAGATAGCGGTTGACGTCGGAGATCGCTCTCGCTATCTCCTCATTACTGAGCTCCGATGTTTTTGGAAAGCTGGGCATATCATCCACAAAGGGCACATCGCTTTTCTGGGTACGGGCGATCTGCTTTACTGCTTTCGAGCGTGCATCTGTGTAGTACTTGCGGAGGTCTCTGTATAGGTCCTTTAAGGCCTGAGGGCCTTTTACCTCGGCTGACAGAATCGTACCCTCCTTTAGGCCTATCAGAGTAGCCTGACTAAATCTCGCTTGCAGCGCTGCTCGCTCCTGAGCTCGTGCACTGGGCGATCCTTTTTTACGCGCCATGTCTTACCTCCTACATATTCCAGACTCTTTCAAAGCGAATTTTAACGCTCGCGCTCGAGTAGTATAAACGCTTCTCGAGAAGAGCCTCATATAGATAGTAAAAATCCGCTCTAAATGCCTTTGTATCTACCGGGTATACACTGTAAAACAGCGTGCTTTTGATCCCATCTACCACATAGTATTCGCGCTCCCGGACATGCTTATAGACTGTGATATCCCCGATCGTGACCAGAGGAGTATACTCGCGGAGAGGCCGACTCTCTACATATTCGTAGTTCGCCTGCGTGAAACTGTTCTGCAGTGCCATTGTCTTAAAGTCGGCGTTTTTCGTGACTCGATAGAGGGCCGTATTTGCCTTTGCTTTCGAGATCGGCGAGTCCTGATATAGATAGATACTGAGCATCCCCTCTCGGATCGTCTTGTGCTCCTGCCCCTTCTTTATCATCCTGTCGATCACATCCACGATCCCGAGAGCGTCGAGAATAGGGCTGCGGAGATCATTCGTATTCGCGAGCAGCACGCACTTTAGAGGCTTTCGATTGAGAGGAGGCATTTCGCGATTACGATTCAGAGACTCGTAAAGGTTGAGGAATGCTTGATCCTCGTTCTTGATCGGGCGCTCGTGACTCTCTTTGATGAACTCATCAAAGATGATTGTATCATAATCCATGCCGTCGATGCCTCTGATATTGGAAAACACGCTCAGAGGGACCCCGATCCCGATCGGCTCGCCCGAGGGAACTACTACACCGTCTTTATTGGTCCCATGATAAATACCGGCTACGCTCTTACCCAGAGGAGCAAACATCAAGTCACTCCCGAGATCGGCGTTGATCCTCTTAAAGGGATTGAGCTCCGGTAACTTGGCTGCACTGAGCTGTGTATCATTTCGCCGGACGTATACGATCTTCCCATAATGACCGGCTACGACATCGCACAAGGCCCCGTAGGTTTTCCCGGTGCCTCGGCCTCCCATAGCTACGACAAAGGGCGCAGGATCGTTATACCACAACGAATGATTGATAAAGCCGGAGGGTAAATACATGTCTGCGCTCATACTATCACGAGGTCCATGTGGACCTCCCTCCACTTCCGGGTAATCTTGTTGTACTTCCAACGAGTGCCGAACCCCTCCGGCTTGTAGACGTGGATAAAGTAATCGATATACAAATCATAATCGTCGAAAACTTCGATAGTCCCGTCCATGTCATGGATCACATATTTCTCTTGCTGCATGTTAAATACCTCCAAATAAAATCAGTATGATAAGGAAAGCTGTCAGGCCACCCCCGAGAAATGCGAGGATCGTAAGGACCACAACACAGGCCCAAAATACAAGCTCATCTTTATTCATGCTTACCTCCCTGATCCCTGATCCTCTCCTCATCGAGGAGCACGACCGCAATATGCCATAGGGCCTCATCGCTTAGAGTAGGGATCAGAGCGAGAAAAGCCTCCCTGATCCTCGCTCTGGCATCGACTGTGAACTCAATCACTATCCACACCTCCTAAGTATGTATTGAGCAAAGCTCACCATATATAGTATCACGAGCAGCCCCAAAAAGCCACAGATTTACTGAGACAATATGCACAAAAAGCCTGTTACCTTTTGTACAACATGCACAAATGCTCTGTAAGGCCCAAAAACGGGCCTACAACGCATTTTAGGCCTCGGACGTGTATTTATACTCCCTCGAAGCCAGAACGTTTTTACCAATTTTTGACATGAACAAAAATAGCTGTTTTGCACGATTCTCGGAACTTTTGAGGCACATTTATACATAGTGCACAAATACATGCGCCCTAGGCTATGCTAGTCAATAGGCAATATATACAAATTTCACTGTCTTTTGTGCGATTTGTGCAAAGTGCACAAAAAACAGGCCGATTTCGGGGTAATTTTTGTGAGATATGTAGTAGTAGAAT